CGACAGATCAACCTGTACCTAAATGACAACGCCACCCAAGAACAAACGCATGATCAAGATCAACGCCATCCTGCAGGCGCAGCTAATCAAGCTGCTGCTTGAGGGCACCTACACCTGCCAGGAACTGGCCAACATGACGGGCCTGCACTACGTGACTGTGCTGCAGTACACCAGGGAGTTGCACCGCGCGGGTGCCGCCCATATTGCTGGCTGGGAGAAGGACAACAGAGGTCGGGATCTGGCTAAGATTTACAAGCTCGGTGAGGGTACGGACAAGCGGCGTCAGAAGAAGACGCAAGCTGAGCGCCAGATTGCCTACCGCGCGAAGAAGAAACAACTCAAGCTGATCCAAACCATATGCAGTGCCCAACCTGCGGAGCCGACGCCCGCACCCTTGAAACAAGAGCAACCAGAGATGGTCTGAAACGACGGAGGTTTGAATGTCAGAGTCCTCAGTGCGCGTTTCGGTTTACGACTGTGGGCACAGCCCAGAAGCTAAGCCTGAACCCAAAGCACAACCCGCACAAGAACGAGCAAACGATCGTCAAGTCGCGGGTACCCACTACAAAGCGCACCGATACGAAACCTGGGACGTTATCCTTGACTGGAATCTTGGCTACCTGGATGGCAACGCCGTCAAATACCTCAGCCGCTGGCGACTGAAGGGTGGTGTCCAAGACCTGAAGAAGGCGCGTCACTACATCGACAAGCTCATCGAAGTAGAAGAGCAGAAGAAATAACGGGCGGCGTCATAACCACACAGCAGCAAGCCTTGCAGATGTGACCTGCACGTGTGTCCTGTTCAGTGCCGCCGAAACCATTAGCTGAACGGGAACCTCCCTACCCAGAACCGAGGGGGCTGGGAATCTGTATCTCCCCCTCACCTACAAAGATCCAACATGGCAGCAACACCCGAGGTCAAGGTCAAGAAGCAGTGCGTTGCACTGCTCAAGGAGTATGGTGCGTACCACTTCTTCCCTGTAGCCAGCGGCTACGGGCGGGTGGGGATACCAGACATCATCGCCTGCATCGACGGCCACTTCCTTGGGGTTGAGTGCAAGGCTGGATCGAACAGACCAACCGCGCTGCAAGAAGCAGAGATGGAGAAGATCCGCAGCGCAGGTGGCACGACCCTCGTGATCAACGAGGACAACATCAACCAACTACAGGAGTGGTTACATGTTAGGAGTAAACATGACCGACGATGACCGTGCGTACTATGCACGCATGGATGAGCTAATCGCAGCACTGCCCGAGGCTAGACAGCAGGCACTCATCCACGTGATCAAGACAGTGTTGCGTGCGTTCGTAGAGGAGGACACCCGTGGTGTGCTGCTCATCATGGACGACAAGGACTACCTGCATACGCTGGGCATCAACGCCACGTGGTATGAGGCAGCGGAGCTTGTCGATGCGTCGCACTACATCTTCCAACAAACCAGAGACTCAGCCGACAGCGAGGTGAAACATTGAGACTACCTTTTAAGAGGGTGCTGATCATCGACTTTGAAACTGCGTGGGACAGACGGGAATACACCCTCTCCAAGATGACCACTGAAGAGTATGTGCGTGACCCCAGGTTCAAGGCATGGGGTCTGTGCTGGAAAGAACTAGGTGAGGAGGACACCGACATCTGGGTGAGGGGTGAGAACATCCAAGAGTGGGCTGATGGAATAAATTGGCAGGAGACTGCCGTCCTCGCACACAACGCCCAGTTCGACGTCACCATATTAAGTTGGGTTTACAAAGCACAGCCGTGCTTCATCTTTGACACGCTGTCTATGGCCCGTGCCCTGCGTGGCATCGAGGCAGGCAACTCACTGGCCAAGCTGGCTGAAGAGTTTGGCTTGCCGCCCAAGGGGCAGGCGGTGCACAGCACAGACGGGATGCTGGACGAAATTTCGTTTGAGGTTGAGCGTGAGTTGGCCGAGTACTGCAAGCACGACGTGTTCCTGTGCGAGCAGATATTCAACCGGCTGGTCGAGGGCTACCCCACCAAGGAGCTACGCCTCATCGACCTGACCCTCAAGATGTACACCCGCCCGCTGCTGGTGCTCGACAAAGAGATGCTGGCCAAGGCCATCGTAGAAGAAAGGGAAGCACGTGAATCATTACTACAGAGGCTCGGCGTGGATGAAGCTGCGCTTGCGTCTAACGACAAGTTTGCTGAACTGCTGGCCTCGCTCGGAGCTACGCCGCCAACCAAAATTAGCAAAACGACTGGCCTTGAGACATTCGCCCTGGCCAAGAACGACGCACTATTCCAAGCGCTGCGAAATGGTGATGACGAGGAAGTTGCACTTCTTTGCGAGGCGCGCATGCGCGTTAAGTCCACAAGCGAACGCACCCGAGCACAGCGGTTCCTCGACATCGCCCACCGTGGTCGTCTACCCGTTCCGTTGAGTTACTTCGGCGCTAACACCGGCAGGTACACAGCCAGCAAGGGTAGCGCCATCAACATGCAGAACTTGAAACGTGGCAGCTTCCTCCGAGAATCCATCATGGCCCCGCCAGGGCACGTGCTGGTGGTTGGTGACCTATCGCAGATCGAACCACGAGTCCTTGCGGTACTGGCGGATAACGATCCTCTGCTAGACATCTTCCGTTCTGGCGCTGATCCTTACTCTGCCTTCGGTGCTCAGATGTTCGGCATCCCTGGCATGAACAAAGACACGCACCCCGTGGAGAGGCAGTCCGCCAAGTCGGCGCTGCTCGGTGCAGGCTACCAGCTTGGCTGGTCATCGTTCGCTTCGCAGCTACTGACCGGGTTCCTGGGTGCCAAGCCGCTGCGCTACACCAAGGAGGACGCCGTCAAGCTGGGCGTGACGGGCGAGGACGTGAAGAAGTTCCTGTCCTGGGACGAGAACATCAAGCGCATGGAGAAGATCCCGCACACCTGCAGCGAGGTCGAGCTTGCCATCCACTGCCTTGCAGCCAAGGCCATCATCGACAAGTTCCGCGAGGCGTCTCAGCCGGTGGTTGAGTTCTGGAACCTGTGCCAGGAACTGATGGACTACAGCCTGTACCGGGGCAAGAAGCACATCCACAAGTGCATCATCTTCCAGAAGGAACAAATCATCTTGCCAAGTGGCATGGCAATACGGTATCCTGACCTACGCCCTGACAAAGGTGAGGGTGGCAAGGTCACATGGACATACGCTGACGGCAAGAAGCGCGTCAGTTTGTACGGTGGCAAGGTCACCAACAACATTGTTCAGGGCACGGCGCGATGCGTCATGACAGACGGCATGCTAAAGGTTGCTAAGAAGTACCCTTTGGTAGGCACGGTGCATGATGAGTTGATTGCCGTGGTACCAGAAGAAGAAGCGGATGACGCGAAGACTTGGGTCTTGGCGCAGATGACTGCGCCCGTTCCCTACCTCCCCGGCATACCGCTCAACTCGGACGTTGGTTACCACCAACGATATGGATTGGCCTAACAGACAAGGAGAAACATGAAAGCCAAACGAGCCCCACCCATACCCTATCGCGTCAGGGTTGGGGACAAACTTTATTCCGTCGATGTCGTGCGCTCCATGCAGCGCAAGCGTGAGATGGGTGCCATCGTTTACGACGAGGGCAGTATCCAGATCGGTCAGTTCAGCAACACGACGGGGCGCAGGTACTCCGACATACGCATGAGCGAAACCTTCTGGCATGAGCTTGTGCACGCCATCCTCTATGAGATGGACAACGAGCTTTACAAAGACGAGAAGTTTGTCGATGAGTTCGCCAAGCATTTGGCGCGTGCAATCAGATCAGCGAAGTTCAAATGAGCGAGCGAGTTACGTGGTCACACAGTGGCCTCAAAGATTTCGAGGGGTGCGCCCGCCGTTATCACGAGGTCAAAGTATTAAAGCGGTATCCGTTTCAGGAAACGCAACATACGATTTATGGGAAAGACGTGCACAAGGCCATCGAGGACTACGGCAAGGACGGCACCCCGATACCGGAGAAGTACGCGCAGTTCGTACCCACGGTGGAGGCGGTGCTGCGCAAGCCGGGGAGGAAACTCTTTGAGTACGAGATGGGTGTGACATCTAACCTTGAACCGTGCGGCTTCAACGATCCGAACAGGTGGGTGCGTGGCATCGCCGACCTGCTCATCATCGACGACGAGAACCTCAGCGCCAAGGTGGTGGACTGGAAGACCGGCAGTGACAAGTACCCAGACAGGGATCAGCTTGTCCTCATGTCACTGATGGTCTTCATCCACTTCCCCCATATCAGACAGGTCAAGTCGGCGCTGATGTTCCTGGTCAAGGAGTCGATGGTCACGCACAGCATGCTGCGCGGTGAGGCAGGTGACGCATGGTGGCGCTACCGTGAGCGTGTGGCCAAGCTGGAGATGGCACACCGGGACAACGTGTGGAACCCATCGCAGTCCCCGCTGTGCGGCTGGTGCCCCGTCACCACCTGCCCGCTAAATCCAAAACACTAGGAGAAACATGGAAGTCGTAGACAACAGGCTGCTCGTCTTCAAGACGCGCAGTCCCGGTAAGTACGCCCTCATTCCAAAGAGCCGAGCCTTTCCCATCCCTGGTGGGTTCGAGGTGGCGGTTCACTGGGGACTCGATGAGGTGCGGGTTCTCAAGAACATGGGCGTCAGGAACGTACCGTCCCCGATCTTCGGCAAGTACGAATGGCCTGGGCGGTTCACACCGATGGCTCACCAGAAGGAGACAGCATCCTTCCTCACGCTCAACCGCCGTGCGTTCGTGCTCAGCGAACCCGGCACAGGCAAGACGCTGTCCGCCCTGTGGGCAGCAGACTACCTGATGAAGCGTGGTGAGGTACGCCGTGTGCTGATCCTCTGCCCCTTGTCCATCATGCACAGCGCCTGGATGCAGGACTTGGGCAACAGCATCATCCATCGCAGCGCAGTGGTGGCGCACCATGCTCAGGCCGCACGCCGCATCGAGTTGATTCAAGAGAACTACGAGTTCGTCATCATCAACTACGAGGGGCTGGGCCTGATAGCCAACGAGATCAAGGCTGATGGGCGCTTCGATCTGGTGATCGTCGATGAGGCCAACGCCTACAAGAACCCGCAGACCAAGCGGTGGAAGGCGCTGAACTCCATCCTCACACCCGACACCTACCTGTGGATGATGACCGGCACGCCTGCATCGCAGTCTCCCGTGGATGCGTACGGTCTGGCCAAGCTCGTCAACCCCAGCGGCGTGCCCAAGTTCTACACCGCATGGCGCGATGCAGTGATGAACAAGATCACCATGTTCAAGTGGGCACCCAAGGCTGACGCTGCGGAGAAGGTACACGAGGCGCTGCAGCCTGCCATCCGGTACACCAAGGCCCAGTGTCTTGACCTGCCCCCTGTGCTGACGCTCACCCGTGAGGTTCCGCTGACGGCGCAGCAGGCCAAGTACTACAACATGCTCAAGACCCAGATGCTGGTCATGGCAGCAGGCGAGACGATCACTGCAGTCAATGCAGCAGCAGCCCTCAACAAGCTGCTCCAGATCAGCACGGGCGTGGCGTACACGGACAACAAGGAGACTGTGGAGTTCGACGCCACACCCAGGCTGAACGTGCTGCTTGAAGCGCTCGAACAAACCGAACGCAAGGTGATCGTCTTCGCACTGTTTCGCTCTGCCATCGATACGATCAGCGAGTTCCTCACGAAGAACGGTGTGGCCAGTGAGCAGATCCACGGCGGTGTCACAGCCACCAAGCGGGGCGACATCATCAAGCGCTTCCAGACGCAGGCCAACCCGAGGGTGCTGGTCATGCAGCCTGCGGCCACAGCGCACGGCATCGCGCTGGCTGCTGCAGATACAGTGATCTTCTACGGCCCACTCATGTCGGTCGAGCAGTACACCCAGTGCATCGCACGCGCAGACCGCAAGGGGCAGAACGCCGACAAGGTAACCGTCATCCACATCGAGGGCTCCCCCGTGGAGAAGAAGATGTTCAAGGCGCTCACCCAGAAGGTTGACGACAACGCCATGCTCGTCAGCCTGTTCAACAGCGAGATCGAAGAAAGGGGGTTGTAAGTAGCTTTAGACAATGTATACTTTTGGACACAACAACAGGAGCAACAACATGACAGACGAAACCATACCGATGGACAAGCTGGCACGCATGTACATGAAGATGCGCAACGCCATCCAAGAACTCGACAAGCAGATCGAGAACATCAAGGAGCAGCAGCAAGAGGTGAAGAACGCCATGAAGGATCAGATGCTGGCGATTGGAACCAAGTCTGTGCGCACCACCAGTGGCACCATCACCATCAAAGAGAAGTCCCGCTTCTATACCCAGGACTGGGACAGCTTCAAGAAGTTCATCATCGAGCACGATGCCGTTGACCTGCTGGAAAAACGCATCGCTCAAAGCAACATGCAGACGTTCTTAGAAGAGAACCCAAAGCTGCATCCCCCTGGACTCAACAGCATGTCTGAGTTCGATGTCTCTGTAACCAAGCCCCGCTAAGGAGAAACACCATGAGCAATGTCGCTCTCTTTTCCAACTCTAATGTCCCCGCCTTCGCCAAGAAGGGCGAACTGTCTGCCATCGCTAAGTCCCTCGCCGGTGGTGCCGGTGGTGGTGGCGGCAAGCGCATCTCCATCAAGGGCGGTGTGTTCCGCCTGCTGGTGGACGGCAAGGAAGTAGCCTCCATCGATGAGCGCTACCTCGATGTGGTCATCGTCAACGCTGCGCCCAAGATCGGTCGCACTTGGTACGCCAAGGCGTACGACGGCGACACTCCCGCTGGCCCGGACTGCTGGTCGGCTGATGGTGAGAAGCCTGATGCCTCCGCTGCCAACCCCCAGTCGGATCGCTGCTCTACCTGTGAGAAGAACGCCAAGGGTTCTGGCATGGGTGAGTCCCGCGCTTGCCGCTTCTCGCAGCGTCTGGCGGTGGTGCTGGCCAACGACCTGGAAGGTCACGTCATGCAACTGCAGTTGCCCGCCACGTCCATCTTCGGCAAGGAGGAAGGCGACAAGCGTCCGCTGCAGGCATACGCCCGCTACATCGTGGCCAACCAAGCCAGCCCTGAGATGATGGTCACGCGCATGCAGTTCGACACCAAAGCCGAAGCACCCAAGCTGTTCTTCAAGCCCGTGCGTTGGCTGAGTGAGGACGAGTACGAGGTGGCTGAGCGCCAGGGTCAGACCGATGATGCCAAGCGTGCCATCACCATGACGGTGGCCAAGATGGACAAGGTCGCTGAGCCTGCCCCGCTGGCGCTGGAGGGTGCCAAGCCCAAGGCCAAGGCCGCACCGAAGGACGAGCCGGTGGTTGAGGAGGAAGAGAATGCCCCACCCACCAAGCGCAAGAGCAAGTCGGACGAACCCGCTGCTACCGGCAAGCCATCTTTGGCTAAGCTGGCTGCAGAGTGGGATGACGAGTAACAACATCGGGGGCTTCGGCCCCCTTCTTCACCATGTCCTACTCAGTAAAAACCCTTAACTTGGTCAATGCTGCACCCCGAACGCTCGGCAATCAGCTTGGGCGGTGGGCAGTGCATCTAGACTTTCCGGTATCAGACATCTCGATCATCACGGGCGCGTCCAGACAGACGATATACAACTGGTTCACTGGCCAGTCCGCTATCAACAACGCGTACCGTCCCGTAGTAGAGCGCTTGCTGGCCATCCTCGTGAAGGCCAAGGACAAGGAACAAGCATGGAGCAAAGCATGTCAGGAATTCAACATTCAACTCTGAGCGATGCAGAGTTTGAGCGCGCCGTCTATATGGCGCTGGGTGCAGCAGGCTCGCTGCCTGCCGAGGTAGCCAAGGAACTTGCCCAGCGCAACCAGTTGGGTGGTCGAGACTGGGAGAAGATGCAGAACCAAAGCAACCCTAAGCAACAGCCGCTGCCACTCAACAAATAATTCAGGAGACTTATGGAACCGCTAGATTTCTTAGCGGCTGTCTTGCCGTCTCCGGGTCACGGGTACTACTGTGCAGCAGAACTTTCCTCCAAGAGAAAGCAGCACGTATTTATCGAAGACATCGCTGAGATACGCCCTCATGTTGATCGCTGGCTTGAGGGGCAGCAGGACATCTACTTCGCGCTTGCCACATTTGCAGACAAGGGAAACCGCACCGCCGACAACGCCGAGTACATCAAGTCCGTGTTCATCGACATGGACGGGTACGAGAGCCGTGAGGCTGCACAAGAAGCACTGAACAAGTTCCTGGCCGACACTGGGCTGGATGCCTACGGCCAGCCGTGGATCGTTGCCTCTGGCGGTGGCCTGCACTGCTACTGGACATTCGAGAAGCCGCTGACCGTAGCCGAGTGGAAGCCCCTGGCCGAAGCGTTCAAGCGCCTGTGCAAGGAGCGTTCGCTGGCCATCGACAACACGGTCACGGCGGATGCCGCTCGTGTGCTGCGCGTACCGGGCACCAAGAACTTCAAGAAGAAGTACGGTGAGCCGCGCCCCGTGGAGGTGCTGGCTGCTGGTGCTTCGCCCATCAACGCCCAGGAGTTCTTCGGCAAGCTGCGCGACCTGCTTGGCGACAAGCTACCCGCACCCAGCATCGACCCGCTAAACCTGCCGGGGCAGCGCCCTGTTACTGCCAGCAAGACTGGCGTGCAGATGATGGCCAACAGCGTCGTGCGGTTCGGCTCCATCCTCAAGCGCACGGGTGATGGCGATGGTTGCCTGCAGCTTCAACACTACTTCGATCACGCCACGGACGATGGCATGGAGCCGCTGTGGCGGGGCTGGCTGAGCCAAGCCAAGTACTGCGCTGATGGTGAGCGGGCGGCGATCATGCTCACTGAGCTCCACCCCTATGGTGAAGAGCGCATGCGTGATAAGTTGCGCGAGATCAAGGGCCCGTACCCCTGCATCAAGTTCGACAGCGAGAATCCTGGCCTGTGCGAGAAGTGCAAGCACTTCGGCAAGATCACCAACCCCCTGGCCCTGGGCAGAGAACTGGTGGCAGACAACAGCGAGAAGGAAATAGAGATCACTCCGGCTGACCCGGACGATCCCGGTGCACCCACCATGAAGGTGGTGCGCCCGACGCCTCCCAAGGGCTACGCATACGGGGCCCACGGCGGCGTGTACGCCAACCGCATGGTCGAGGAGGCAGACGGTACCAAGCGCAAGCAGCAGGTGATGATCCTGCCGTACGACCTGTTTGTAGTAGACCTCCTGCAGAAGGACAACGAGCACACCGTGCACATGGTGGCCAACCGCCCAGGTAAGCCAGCCGATGTGCTGTTCCCACAGAAGTCGGTGGTGGCCAAGGATGAACTGCTCAAGGCGCTGGCCAACCAGAACATCATGGCCGCGTTCGGCTCGGGCAACGACAAGAACCTGTTCGAGTATGTCCGCGCCTGTGTCGAGGAGGCCAGCGTCAACAAGCAGGTGGTCAAGATCCCAGCCCAGTACGGCTGGCAGGAGGACGACTCGTTCGTCTACAGCGGCAGGGTGTTCTACCCCGATGGTGCAGTGCGCACCGTACCCATGCCCGACCTACAGAACTTAACGCGCAACACGCGTGCGATGGGCACGCTGGAGGAGTGGAGACGCTTTCCGCAGTTGATGATCAAGCGCAGGCACTATGACCTGCTGGCGATGTCGTGCATCGCGTTCGGCTCACCGCTGATGAAGTTCACCCAGTTCGCCTGCCTGACGTTTCACGCTGGTTCCACGCAGTCAGGTACGGGTAAGTCCCTAGCCTTGTCGCTGCTCAATTCGGTCTGGGGTCACCCGGTGCGGTATCGCACAGGCAAAAGCACCTCCGCCGTTACGATGCAGCAACGGATGGGCAACCTCAATAGTCTACCGTTTACTTCGGACGAAATCACGCACAAATCGCGTCACGATATGGAGTGGTTTCCAGGGCTGATCTTTGATCTGTCCGAGGGCCAGGGCAAGGAGAAGTCCGAGGTTCACCACAACCGTGAGCGCATCAACCTCGTCTCTTGGAACGCGCTGTCCTTCCTCACGTCCAACACCCACATGCACGACTACATGGCTGGGGTGCGGGAGCACACCTCCCAGGGTGAACTGTTCCGTATGCTGGAGTGGACGCCCGAGGAGAAGCTCAACTGGACGATGGAGGAGGAAGACGTCCTGCGCCTGCTCACCACCAACCACGGGGTGGCGGGCGAGAAGTATGTGCGCTGGCTGGTGCAGAACCGGGACGTGGCCATCAGCGTCACACGCAAGACCCTGGAGCGCCTGAAGCGGGAGTGGGGTGCGTCAGGCGATGAGCGTTACTGGGTGGCTGGCTGCGCCTGCGTGGTAGCCGGTGCGATCCTGGCGTCCAGCCGGTACGCCGATGTGATGGACTACCCCGTTGACGAGATCATCAAGAGTCTCAAGAAGCTGGTGGACAAGGCGCGTAAGGTCATCAAGACCGGCGCTCGCTCAGCCGAGGACGTGCTGAACGCTTTCACCCGTGACAACTACGGCCAGTTCGTGGTGGTCAAGAAGAGTGACGGCAAGCTGCTGGCTGCGCTGGGCAGCG